AAGCCCACTTTATAGAACCGTAAAAGATAATAAGTCGGTCATTAGGAAAAGAGTGTCTTTTTCTTGGACACATAAGCAGCTAATTGAGGCCAACCTCAACTTATGCTTGACATATGGGTTGCTTGTGTGTCTATCTAAAAAGATAAGGAGTATATCATGCAAGAATATGAATTTTATATTGAAAGTGATTATGGTGTAAGCTTTGATATTATCGAGGCAAGAGATGAAAAACATTTCGTAGAGATACTAAAGCAAGACTACAAGCAAGACATAGGTGCAGATGGGTTCTACAACTGCCCTAAAACTGGCAAAGAGATAGCTATAAATTGGAGTATATCATGAATACTGGTGAGAGAATATCACGAAAGCTAGAACATGTGTTCGTGCTACTAGGTGCTCAAAGAGATGAGCAAGCAACAAAATTATTACAACAAGTGTTTGACGAATTGAATGACATCAAGTACTGTTTCAAATCAGTAAGTGAGATGATCAAACACGTAAAAGAATTGGAGAATGCTAATGGCTAAACCTCATAACGGATGGCCTAGCTGGAATAGCTGGAACGTATCACTATGGATCAATAATGATTATGAACTGTATACAACTGCTTATGATGCAGTACAAAACAATGGAATGACTAGGGCTGTTAATATACTAACTGCCTACTGGTATAAAAAGAAAACTCCAGATGGTGGTGTATTCAACAAACGATGTATAAAACTAGCATTGGAAGGAATGGATGAATGACACAACACGTTAGAAACATACTAAAGGTATACCGTAGAGCTACGACACACGACATAATCAACGGTGTAGAGTGGTATGACAGAGCTAAGAGATACGCTTATGCTATCGCTAGTCGTACAGATACCAACGTAAACACTGTGATAGGTGTAATGGCAGCATTGTCACCTAACAACAAGTGGGAGCGCAACGTACACGATTGTGAACGTATGTGTGAGGCATGGGTCAAAGGTGATGACTTGGATGACTTCAAGGTGTCATGTTATAACACTATGAAGCTCAAGGCTTGGTCTATACTCGATGATGACTTGACTAGTGATGATGAGATACTTGACAGGCTCAATGGACAAAAGATCAGGTCATTCTATTCAAACATACGTGGACTAAATGAGGTCACTATTGATGGTCATGCCTTGAACATTGCGCTAGGCATAAGGCAAGGCTTGACTACTGATAAGACTAATATGTCAAAGAAAGTATACAGACAGATGCAAGAGGTATATGTAAGGGCGGCAAAGCGTGTGAACGTCAAGCCTCATGTACTGCAGGCTATCACTTGGACTACATGGAAAAGAGAGAATAAGATATGAAAACTGTAATAGATAAAAGAATAACATCAACTAAAGTATATCAAGTAAGAACATTACCAATAAGAAAAGGTAGTGACTACAAGTATAGACTATTCGTTGACGGTCAAGCTAAGACTTTGTATAAGAATTTAGCTGAAGCTGAAAAGCATATAGAAACATTAAGTAAACTACAGGGTTGACAAACAATGGTAACTATGAAAGAACTACCTCATGGCAAATGGGTAGTCTATGATGACAAAGGAAAACTAGTCATCATGTCAAGAGACAAAAGAATTTGCCTTAAACAAATTGAAAACTTAACAACGAAGGAAGAAACAAAATGATTGATTATTCTACACACACTGAGCACTACAGCAGAGCAGATAACTTTACTTACAACTACAAGGTGATTGATGATGCAATCTCTGAGTGCTACAACAAGGGCTTCACAATACAACAGATTGCTGATGCTTTACGTGAGCCATTCAACAGGATTGCTTATCGTGTATCGCTACTACAATCAAAAGGTATGGTTGACTATAAACTAAATACTACACGTGCTCACTTGACACGAACTTACTTCAAGCTAAGAAAAGATTTACAGGAAGTAGAAACACAACTTAAAGGATAAGTATGAGTGATAGTGAAACTAAAGGGATAGCTACGGTTATCCCTATAAACCAGTACTACAATGACATATGTAAGATCATTGATGATGCTGAATGGATGGGTGAGGATGAGACAGTAGACTTATACTTGCCTGAGAAGGAACAAATAAAGAGACAGATGGATGAAGGTGACCTATGGTATCCTAACTTCTAATAGTACCCTGTCTAACGACAGCCCTATTATACCAACATTTTCTGGTTTGTCAAGGAGAAAATTAAAGTGAAAGATTTTTTTGCAGAAGCACCAAGAATATTTTATGATGTAGTAGTAAAGTATTCTAATGAAACAAAAGAAAAGGTAACAGCAACAATAGGTGACGAGAGTAGGTATTGTGAGGACATACTTGCTATGTTCAGAGAACCTAACCTTGAGTACGTAAGAATAGAACCTTCAACATTCTGGAAGAGTAAACGTGAGAGGATGGACTGATGCAGATACAAGATGAACTACCACTTGACCATGAGCCTAGTCAAAATCACTGGGCGTGTAGACTAGCTGATGATGACATAGCTACAGGCTACCACACAAACTGGGATGCTGCATACGAGAGTGCATGGAACTATTTAGAGGATGCAAATCTATACCATGATGAATACAGGAGTATGGACTAATGGAATTAATTGAGGGATATTACGACTGCGTTCCAGAACGTTCAATGGATAGCAAACTAGGTGAGTGTACTGTCTATACCGCATGTTGGGATGGTAAAGCTGAATTTACTATACGTCTGTACGACACAGATGAGTACTGCATTTTTATTAAGGAGGGAGATAACTAATGGAAATAATAATTGATTGTGGAGACACAGAACTTGCAAAGGCTATAGCTGATAAACTATCTGAGGATACAGGCGTAGCTAGAGATAAATTTAAGGAGAGTACCGATGATGTGGATACTAGTGTGGATGCAACTAGTGACTAGCCAAGGTGTAGAACACTATCAGCTAGGCACGTTCACCAAGAAAGAGGACTGCCAAGATGCCTTGACTAAGGCTGTAGTACTAGTTAACACCAGTGCAGAAATGCTTGCCTGTCTAGAAGTGGATACGAGACAATGATGCCTGATGAAATGGAAGCTGAGAAGAACAGGAAGATAATACTTGCTCAGGCTGATGAAATAGAAATACTCAAGCGTAACGTGCGTGACTTGCAAGGTCAACTCAACTCAGCAAACATACACGTTAAAAACTTGGTAAAAAATATCACTGACCTCAAGGGTAGCGAGTGCTTCTGTGGTCTAGCGGATGAACCAGTGCTTGCAACAGAGGAAATATGATATGCACATAAACGATACGACAAGACAGATGATACGAGAGATTGTTGTCGAGTTGTTTAAAGAAACATTAGAGACTAACCCAACTGAAGATAAAGAAGTGATACAACTTGCTGATACTTTAGATGACATAATAAAAAATAAGGTTGACAATTACAAAGTAGAAGTGTATGGAGTAAGTCTAAAGGAGTATTGATATGACTTGGATAAGCCATAAAGAATGTCCTGCTGCTGACTGTGATAGCAGTGATGCGTTCTCATACAACACAGAAACTATGGCAGGTAAGTGTCATTCTTGCAACAGGTCTTACCCAAAACAAATGAAAGACCTTGACAACTGGGCAGAAGAAGAGTATCCAACTTACAAACACAACAAGGAATCTTGGGATATGCAACAACAAGAATCAAATGTCACAGAGTTTGTCAAGCCTATGCACATGGCTTATCGTGGCATCACCAAGGAAACTATGGAGTTCTACGACTGTAAGACTTTCATAGATGGCAAGGGTGAACCAGTGCGACAAGAGTACATCTACCCTTCGGGTGGTGTGAAGGTCAGGCAACTACCAAAGACATTCAGTGCTAGGAACCTAAAGACTGATGAGTTGTTCGGTATGAACCTATGGAACAGTGGCACAAGCAAGATCATTACTATCACAGAGGGTGAGCTAGATGCTATGTCAGCATACCAGATGCTACACAACCCTAAGTTCGACAACCCTGTTGTGTCGTTGCCATCGTCAACACCATCGCACAAGCTATGGGAAAAGATAAACAAGTTCCTGTCTTCCTTCGACAAGATAGTATTGTCTATCGAACACGATGACCAAGGTAACTCAGTGTCAGCAAAGATAGCAAGCCTGTACCCTAACAAGGTCTATCGCATGGAGCTTGACAAGTACAAGGATGCCAACGAGTTCCTACAAGAGGGTCAAGCAAAGACATTCAAGTCAGCGTGGTTCAATGCTAGGAAGTATACACCTGCTAACATACTGAATACACCTGATCAATTCCTTGGCTTGTACAACAAGTCAGAGAACCACATCTACGTGGAGACAGGTGTGCAGGAGTTCGATGAGATGTGCTTAGGCTTGATGCAAGGGCACTTCACACTGTTCAAGGCACAGACAGGTATTGGTAAGACAGAGTTCATGCGTTACCTTGAGTACAGAATACTCAGTCAGTACCCTGACATCAAGATAGCTACGTGGCACATGGAAGAGACTAAGCTACGGTCTATACTTGGCTTGGTATCCTACGAAGTGGGTGACAACCTGACACGCAAGGACTTGATAGAGGACAAGAACGCTGACAGTCTAGTGCAGGAAGCTATCACTAAGCTGACCAAGGATGAGAGACTATACCAGTTCTTTCTCAATGATGAGGACGATCCACTTGACTTACTGTCACAGATCAGGTATCTGTCTCAAGCGTGTGATGTCAACTACGTGTTCTTCGAACCTATCCAAGACATATCTGCCAACGCAGGTACAGAGGATAGCAAGGAGCAGTTCCTAGCTGACCTGTCAGTCAGGCTATCCAAGCTTGCAGCAGAGTTGGGTGTAGGTATTGTAACTATAGGACACACTAACGATGACGGTCAGGTAAAGTACTGTCGTATGATTGAGCAACGTGCCTCAGTTGTAGTTGATCTACAGCGTGACAAGATGTCAGAGGACAGAGAAGAGAGGAACACAACCAAGCTACTAGTGACAAAGAACAGACCAGTAGGTCCAACAGGATACGCAGGGCAGCTACAGTTTGACCCTGACTCCTTTACATTGAAAGAAAAGTATGCAGTATATTGATCCCTACGCTGCCTTTGCAGCAGTAATATATTTCTTTGGCGTGTTCTTGTATTACGTACACGTAAGAACTATATTTTATTTTTTAGAAAAGTCAGAAGAGATGAGCTTCCCAAAAGTTATGTTCAGTAGTTCGCTATGGATATTCAACGTAGTAGCTCTAATGTGGGTAGAGTTTACAGGAGAAGATGATGACAGATAAGATCGTTGCAATGGACATCGAGACAGAATCACTGACTCCTGAAAAGATTTGGTGTATCTGTGCAGAAGATGTGCAGACAGGTGAGAAGGAGCACTTTGTTCACCTCACCACACTACAGGAAGAGAAGGAGAGGTTCATTGAGTACTGTAATAGATATGACAAGTTTATATTCCACAACGGAATATGCTTTGATGTTCCTATTATTAATCGCCTTGTAAAGAAAGACTTGATACCTTTGGAGTCAGTCATAGACACACTGATTGTCAGCAGACTGGTTGACTTCGACATCAAGCATGGGCATGGACTCAAGGCATGGGGCATCAGGCTAGGTAACTTCAAGATGGACTTCTCAGACTTCTCTATGTTGTCAGATGAAATGATAAAGTACTGTCATCAGGACGTTACAGTTACATTAAGAGTGTACGATAAGTTCAAGAAAGAAATACATAATCCTGAGTGGGAGTGGGCTATGAGGTGTGAGCATGACATACAAATATTGTGCCAGACCATGACAGACAACGGCTTCTACTTCAAGAAGGACAAGGCTGAAGATTTACTTGATGAGATAGAACAACGCAAGGCACACCTTGAGGATGCTTTCCAAGAGGACTTCCCACCCAAGCTAGAGGAAGTCAACCGTATCAAGTACAGAAAGAAAGCTGACGGTACACTGTACAGCAACGTGACCAACGCACAGGAGAAACACGCAAAGACAGTAGTGGACTGGTCAAAGCAAGAGCCTGAGCTAGTATGCTACGACTTCATAGACTTCAACCCTGCCTCACCTAAGATGCGGATAGAGAGACTGTGGGATGCAGGATGGAAACCCTTTGAGAAAACGAAAGGACATATAGACTATGAAAGACAGTCAGCTAGAGCTTTTCGGTAATAAAAAAATAAAATTTGAAGGTGACACTAAATGTTGTTCTAGATGTAAACAACATCTTCCTAACAATTTTAATTTCTTTGGAAGAAATAGAAGACTAGGTTCTGATGGTAAGGAAAAGACTTTAACCAACCACATATGCAAAGACTGTGCAAATCATCAAGGTAAGATTCTAGCAAGTCTAAGAAAAACTGCTCCACCTACACCAGAAAATTGTGAGTGCTGTTCTACACCTTTTTCTTCTATAAAAAATTTAGACATACATTTAGATCACTGCCATGAGAAAGAAACTTTCAGAGGATGGCTTTGTAAAAGTTGTAATATAGGTATAGGTATGTTAGGTGATGATATTGATGGGCTGAAAAGAGCACTTAAATATTTAGAAAGATTTGAGGAACAGAATGGATGAAAGAGGACAGAAATTTGCTAAGTTTGGATGGACTTTATCTGAGGCAAACCTTAACACACTGCCTGAGACAGCACCTGCAGGAGGCAAACGTCTAGCGGAGTGGTTGACACTTGAGGGTAGGCGATCCTCACTAGTGGAGTGGCTAGGACACTGTGGTGACGATTCACGTATTCACGGTAGCTTTACTCACGTTGGTGCATGGACAGGTAGGATGGCACACAGAAATCCTAACCAAGCTAACATCCCTGCACAGTTTCATGGTGATGCTGTCACTGCAGTGGAGAAGGTTAAGGATAGATACGATGGTCAACTACGTGAGTTGTGGTGTGTACCCAAAGGCTGTTACTTGGTAGGTACAGACGCTGAAGGTATCCAGTTACGTGTACTTGCACACCTGATGAAGTCAGAGGAATACGTACACGCTATCGTGTCAGGGAAGAGAGAAGATGAAACAGACATACACAACCTCAACCGTAAGGCTCTAGGTATGTCCCACATAACAAGAGATATGGCTAAGACTTTTATCTATGCGTTCCTACTAGGAGCAGGTAATGCTAAGGTAGCACAGATACTCAAGGTCAATCAGAAAGAAGCGAAGCAAGCAGTTGAGAACTTTATGCAATCAATTCAAGGGCTTGCCGACTTAAAGAAAAAGATTATACCACACATAGCTAAACGTGGGTGGTTCAAAGGTCTTGATGGGCGTAGGGTTATAGTACCTTCAGAACACAAGACACTAGCAGGTATGCTTCAGAATGGTGAGTCAACCATAATGAAACACGCAGCACTTGATTGGGTACACAAAGCTAGGCGGCAGTTCATTGAGTTCAAGCTTGTTACGTGGCCTCACGATGAGTGGCAAACAGAAGTGCGTGGGCAGATGAAAGATGCTGAACTACTAGGTAAGATACAAAGGCAATCTATTGTTGACACTGGTGAAAAGTTTGGTATGATTTGCCCACTCGCAGGGTCAACTGACATAGGATATAATTGGAAGGATACTCATTGACTTGGATTTTTGCACTATTCCCTATCATTTTTTGCTTGACATTAAAAGGATTTGAGTGTATGTTGATGAAACGAATCAGTAAAGAGGAGCTTGTAAATGACAGCTAAAAAGAAAACTAAGTATGGTGTATTCGAAGGTGACTTGTATTACGCACGTATCTTCGAGGACAACATTGATGACTCAGAATACCATGAGCGTACAGAAGGACAGTTCAATACTGTGTTCGTACCTAAGGATGATGATGAGCTACAGAAGATTGTTGAGATGGGTTTCCCTGAGGAATCAATGGGCAACCGTATGATCAAGCCAATCTCTGCAGCAGATAATCGTGCAGGTATGAAACTCAAACGTCCTAACAAACACCCTTCTGGTATTGAAGACTTTGGTGGTGCGCCATCCGTTACTCACGGCACTACCAATAAACCTTGGGATTATATTGAAGACGGTGCTCTTGGTAACGGCACTAAGGCTAAGGTTAAAATCTCTATCTACGGTGAGGGAGCTACCGCCTCAGTAAGGTTAGAGAAAGTTGGCATCCTCGAACACGTACCATTTGAAGAGATGGCTGCAGAGGATCGTTGGTAACAACCCATGTACTCCTTTCGTTGTAACTGGCAGGGCTTCGGCCCTGTCCTTTTTCCCTGAGGTTAGATATGAAATACGCAGTAATGATTATGTTTGATACTGATGAGGATTACAACTACGTGCCTGAGTCATGGCCTTGTAATACAAACGAATCATACAAACCAAAGTTGTTTGATAATTACGAAGCAGCAGAGAAAGAACGTAGTAAGTGGAACACAGGAATCATAGTGGACTATAGTGACGAGATACTTAGGCCAATGACAGAGAAGGAACGGCAACGTGCAAAAGAACGACAACTTGCAAATACTGGTTGACGGTGATCCGTTTGCTTATCGTGCAGCTTTCTCCTGTGCAGATGAAGAGACACAAGCAGCAGTAGAAAAGATTGATGAGCTAATAGAGACTGCACTAGAGGCAGTACTGTGGGAAGTAACTGATGATAAGTATCAGATATTTCTGACAGGTAAAGGTAACTTTAGAAAAGAGATTGCTGTCACTAGAGAATACAAAGGTAACAGGAAACAAGAAAGACCTGTCCACCTTGGTGATATTAGACAACACTTGATTGACAACTGGAAAGCTATTGTGTCCAAGGATGAAGAGGCTGATGACCTTATAGGTATCTGGTCTAATCCTGAGAGCATTGTCATATCAATAGACAAAGATATGTTACAGCTACCATGCACACACTACAACCCACACAGACGTACTTGGCAGACAGTCGAAGAGTTTGGTGGACTCAAGTTCTTTTACAAACAGATACTGACAGGCGACTCAGCAGATAACATACAAGGTATCTATGGCGTTGGTCCTAAGAAAGCTGACAAGATACTAGCTGACTGTCAGACAGAACAAGACTTGTATCAGGAGTGTGTCAGAGCTTACGGTGGTGATGAAGAAAGAGTTATAGAGAACGGTAAGCTATTGTGGCTACGAAGAGAAGAAGAACAGATATGGCAACCACCCAAGTTCACAGATTCAGATCAGGACTAGAAGAGCGTAACGCTAAGTACCTTACAAAGAAACGTGTCAAGTTTGAGTACGAGACACTAAAGGTACAGTGGCGTGATATGAGAGTAAGGAAGTATACTCCTGACTTTATCCTACCCAACGGTATCATAGTTGAGACTAAGGGTAGGTTTACTCTACCTGACAGGAACAAACACAAGTGGATACAAGAGCTACACCCTGAGCTTGACATAAGGTTTGTCTTTAGTAATCCTTACCAGAGACTGAACAAAGGTGCGAAGAGTACCTATGCAGACTGGTGTGATTACTACGGCTTCTTATTTGCTAAAGAAGTAATACCACATGACTGGATAAAAGAGAAAAAGAAGAAGATATGCTTGAACAAGGTACTCTAGGATGGTGGCAATATTGGCTAATACTAATGATAACATTAAATACTTTCATAAACGTGATAGTGTTTTTTAAACATAGGTTTAAAGGTGAGAAGGATGCAAGTTAAAGTACATCAATATCTTGATGGTCCAATAGACCAAGGAGATAAGTGGATACTATTATGTATGATTGAAGAGAAGGGTCTAGTCTTTGATGAAGAGTTAGAGTTTAAAGACTTCAATGCTGCTTACAGTTTTATGAATAAACTTAAGCAATCAACTACACCCATACTCCATGAAAAAGAAACTTCACTTTGGATACATTAAGGCTTGACAATGTTTGACCACGATAGTAAGATAGAAGCTCTTGTCAATAACTACGGACTACAGTTGTTGATGGAACAAAATGATTTAGATGATGAAGCAATCATACGTAAGTTGGTAGACGATGGTACTATCAACATGAATGATTATTTTTATTTAGATGTAGAAATTAGAGAGTGGAAGGAACTAGAACAGTGATAACTCTAGACGATATAAATGCGTTTCAATACTACAATCAAGACCCTCTTGACATGGATAAGTATCAACAGCAAGCTGCAACGACAGCTATCTATGATAAGAAACACGCAATCATTTACCCTGCGTTGGGTTTAGCTGCTGAGGCAGGAGAGGTAGCAAACAAAGTCAAGAAGATTATGAGAGATGGTAAGCTTGATCGTGAGGCTATAGCTGACGAGATAGGAGATTGTCTCTGGTATATAGCTGCTCTGTGTAGAGACTTAAATGTTGACATGGAGAACGTAGCTTATAGTAACCTAGAGAAGTTACATGGCAGACAAAAGCGAGGAACGCTACGAGGCAACGGAGACAAGAGATGACAGACATTTACACAGCTATGATTATATTATTCTGTGTAATAGCAGGAGCTATATGGGTTTTTACGAGGGATTACAAATGAACTACTGCACCACTAAGGGTCTGATATGGCCTTTATTATTCTGTGTCTTCGTAATAATAATATTACCAGTTTTACTGGTGGACAACAAAAAGTATTGTAAACAAAGCATCGTTCCATGCTACCCTTGGAACAACGGAGGATTAGATGAATAACTACTTACCAACCGATTACCAAGCGTTCATACACACTTCAAGGTATGCACGTTGGTTAGAGAAAGAACAACGCAGAGAGACTTGGGCTGAGACTGTTGAAAGATACATGGAGAATGTAGTCGTACCTGTCATGGGTAGAGATAGTTTTGTGGATCAGATAGAGGAATCAATCCTTAACCTAGAGGTTATGCCTAGCATGAGAGCTATGATGACAGCAGGTAAGGCGTTGGAGAGAGACAACACATCAGGCTACAACTGTAGTTACTTACCTGTCGATGACCCTAAGTCTTTCGATGAGGCTATGTTCATACTGTTATGTGGTACTGGTGTAGGTTTTAGCGTAGAGCGTCAGTTTGTGCAGCAGCTACCTGACGTGCCTGAGCTTTACGAGAGCGACACCACAGTTGTTGTCAAGGACAGTAAAGAGGGTTGGGCTAAGGCTTTCAGACAGATACTAGCACTGTTGTGGGCAGGAGAGATACCTAAGTGGGATGTGTCAAAGGTAAGACCTGCAGGTTCTAGACTAAAGACATTTGGTGGTAGAGCTAGTGGTCCTGCTCCTTTGGTTGACTTGTTTAACTTTTCAATAAAGATATTCAAGGACGCACAAGGACGTAAGCTATCATCAATAGAGTGTCACGATCTTATGTGTAAGATTGGTGAGGTTGTAGTAGTTGGTGGTGTCCGTAGGTCAGCTATGATTAGTCTGTCTAACCTGTCAGATGATAGGATGCGCCACGCTAAGTCAGGTGATTGGTGGACTAACGATCCTCAACGTGCTTTAGCTAACAACTCTGTAGCCTACACAGAGAAGCCTGATAGTCTGTCGTTCATGCGTGAGTGGATGGCTCTTGTCGAGTCAGGTAGTGGTGAGAGAGGTATCTTCAATAGAGAAGCAAGCAAGGAACAAGCAGCTAAGTATGGTAGACGTGATCCTGATTGGCAGTTCGGTACTAACCCTTGCTCAGAGATTATACTTAGGCCATACCAGTTCTGTAACTTGACAGAGGTTGTTGTCAGGTCTAACGACAACTTCGCTGATCTAGGACGTAAGGTAAGGATAGCTACTACACTAGGAACTATACAGTCTACCTACACTAAGTTCCCATACCTTCGTAAGATATGGAAGGACAACACAGAAGAAGAACGTCTGCTAGGTGTATCTCTAACAGGCATAATGGACAACCCTTTACTAACGAGTAAGAAAAATGGACTATCGAAGAATCTCGAAAATCTTAGACAGGTTGCAGTTAACACAAATAATAGTTTGGCTAATACTCTTGGGATTAATCCTTCCACTGCTATTACCTGCGTCAAACCTTCAGGAACCGTCAGTCAACTTGTTGACAGTGCCTCAGGTATCCACGCAAGACATTCCAAGCACTACATCAGGACTGTAAGAGGTGACAACAAAGACCCACTGACAGCCTTTATGAAGGATCAGGGAATACCTAGCGAACCTTGTGTAATGAAACCTGATCAGACTACAGTGTTCAGCTTCCCTATCAAGTCTCCTGCCAATGCTATAGTTACTGAGGATATGTCAGCTATAGATCAACTAGAAACATGGCTCATGTATCAGAGGCATTGGTGTGAGCACAAGCCTAGTGTGACTATCAACGTCAGGAAGGATGAATGGTTTGAGGTTGGAGCGTTTGTCTACAAACATTTTGATGAGATGTCAGGCGTGTCCTTCTTACCTTACAACGAACACACCTACCAACAAGCACCTTATCAGGACATAATGAAAAGTGAGTATGTGACATTATTGTCACTAATGCCAGAGAAAATAGATTGGTCACTCTTGACAAATTACGAAAAAGAGGATAGTACTAAATCAAGCCAGACATTTGCTTGCACTGGTGACGTATGTGAAATGGTTGATATAACTTAGAGGATAACAATATGATAGGCATAGAACTATACGCAGTATTCGCAACTGCAGTAGCTATTCATTCACTTTTCTTTACGTAAGATGGATGATGTAGTAAATAAGCCACCTCACTATGGAGATGGCGAAATAGAATGTATTGATTACATGAGGGATAACATGGACACTATGATGTTCATGGGCTACCTAGAAGGTAATTGTAAGAAGTATATGCACCGATACAGGTACAAAGGTAAACCTGTAGAAGACCTCAAGAAAGCTAAGTGGTACTTAGACAGATTGATACAGGAGATGGAAGGAAACTAAATGTTTACTGCTCTAATTCTAGCGTGTAATGTATCAGTAACAGACTGTAGAAGCTTTGGTACACCTAGAGTTTTTAACACAGAGAAAGAATGTTTAGTTTCTTTGGCTGACGGTAGGCTTCAAATTGAAGCACAAGGTTGGATGATCTTGGATTCTCACTGTCACCATTGGGGTCAAAAGGTATAAAAAAAGAGGGAGCTAATTAGGCTCCCTTACTTCTTTCTTTTCTTTCCTGATGCTGTTGTGGACCAAGATACTCTCTTTGGTCCTTTCTTTTTGGAAGCCTCCTTCTTGGAGATTCTTCCTGCCACCGACTTCGGGCGACAGGCTGGATACGGACGCTTGCTTCCCTTAGCTTTCTTACGTCCACAAGGCTTGCCAGTCTTAACATCAACCCACTCCTCAGCAAACCATTTACCCAAGCCACCCTTCTTAGCCATTATCCTCTAGCCCTTTTCTTTGCTGTAGCACTAAGGTCTTTGAAGTGGTACAACCTCTTACTTGTTTTACCGTGTGTCTTACCTGAGTGTATCTGTCCGTTAGGCATCTTGTGGGTAGCACCTTTGTATTCTCTACCATCTCTAAAGTAATGCTTTACACCTTTAGCCATGTCAGCAACAATCACATTCTGGGTTACACTTGCGATTCATAATCGCACACCAAAGTCTTTTCAAGTATCTTCTCATTAAGCTTTCCTCTTCTTTACTCTGTTGTCTGCACCCTTCCACTTACCACCTTTGGACTTGTACCATTTAGCTGCCCAAGCATTTGCGTAAGCTGATGGATATACTTTAAACTTTTTCTTTGCTGCTGCCTTAGCTCTAGACCAAAGAGCAGGATTAGTTGGTACTGATTTAGCCATTAATCGCCTCTACTATTTTCTATTTCCCATCGCAGTAAACCCAAAGTACGCTCCGACAAGGGCTGATACAGATACAACGTAGATGTTAGCTATGTCAGCTATCAACATTGCTGCAGTCTCTTGACCAATTAAGGTACATAGAAAGATACCTGCAGGGTACAACACCATACCTGATAGAGCAAACCAAGTCATGTTACGCTGGGCATCACGCTTGGCATCGTCATCCTCTAATCGTCTACGCCTATCGTCTAGGTAAAGCTGACGCTCTTCGGCATCTAGCTTACCGTTCTTATCTAAGTCGTATTCCTCTACCATTATAAATCGACCCAACCCATAGCGACTAGTAAACCTAACGCCCCACCACATATCAACAAGAAAATTACTACAGTAATAAACGCCATCTCAGCATTTTCTTTTATGCGTTCAGCGTCTATTCTTGCTTGTCTTTCTGCTTCTTTTCTTTCTTGAGCAATCTCTCTACGAAGTTTGAGTAGTTCCTGATAAGCAGAGTAGCCAATAGTGTTAACAATGAACTCTCTCAATTCTTCTTCAGCCTGTTTAGCCTGTTGACGTTTCATAAACGTGTCCAGAGCTTCTTCATTTGTACTACTGAAAGGGCTTTGTTTCTTCTTTTCGTGTTCCTTCTTTGCGCCATCTACACTGTCAAAGAAACTACCTAGTTCCTTAGACATTGATGCGATTGTTCTACCTGCACTGATGCCACCCTTGACCATCGCCAATGCGCTGAGTGGATCAATCATATTTAGTGCCTTGGATCAAGCATATCTTTGTGATCACGACTGATGAACTCTAGTGTTTTTTCTAACACTGCTACTCTTTGTTGTAGCTCAACGATACGCATGATACTCAGGCTCATACCGTCTACCTCATCCCATAACTCATCAGTCTCATCGTAAATGTCTGCTTCAGTCTCAGCCATGATACCGACTATCTCGTTTATGTTGTCTTTGTTTTGCTCAATATCCCTGATCATATTTACTTTGTCAGTCGTATTGCTTTGAGCGTCAAGTATTGCTACAGTCTCTTCTAGGTTAGCTATTATAGATGCTTGCTCTGAGGCGTACCACACCATACCACCCAAGGAACTGCAGATAATACCGATTACTGCTATATTTACTTTAGGTAACTCCATCTACTCTACCACTTCTTACATGACCAGTATCGTGCAGTCATCTTATCTTTAGCTGTATCACACTTATGTCTTGCACGAAAAGACTTCCTACGTTTAGGGTTATTCTTTTTGATTGTCATGTTGGCATCACCGAACCTGATGATCTTTTCTTTACCACCCTGACAAGCCTTGACAACAAACTTCTTACCGCCAGAGACCTGACGCTTAGGGCTGTTGCACTTCATCTTTGCTTTGTTTATCTTAGCCACGATACCTACCGAATGTTATAGTTTTTAAGAAGCCTCTCCATATTTCTATTGGTGACGGTAGCATCCACCCTAATACAGCAAGTAGTATCATCCACATAGGTATGTCTTGGTTCAGTACCTTGACGTTACCTGCATCACCGTCAACGCTGAAAGCACCCTGCGATTGGTTGACGTTTACGTTCTCACCTGATATGTCTCTACTCTGGTCAATGGCTGACTGGTTGTTCTCTTTACCTATCTGTGTGTTGGCGTTGACGTTAGTGCCATCACCTTTACCACCACCACCAAGGCTTCCCATTAGTGCTAGAGGTGACAGACAGCCACCTAGGAATAGTACGAGTGTTAATGCTAGTGCTAGTCTCATTGTGTCTCCTTGGATAAAGCATCAGCTACTAAATCCATTCTATTTATAATACCTGAACGCTGTCTTTCTTTTGCGTTTTTATACTCTTCATTATCTAAAAATTCAACAGAAGCTTCTTTAAATTTACCTTCATTAATTAACTTTATTGTATCAGGACTTCCTGCTATACCACCTCTAAACCAACTCTGAGCTATTTGTACTTTTAAGTTATCAGAAAATGTATTAAAAGAAGGTATAGCTCTTTCTATTTCAGGTATTCTTTCATCTATATCCTGTCTCAACTGTGCTACAGCTTCTTCTTCAGTTATCGTTTGACCTTCTTTAACGTCTGAACCGTAGTGACCAAAACCTATAGTTAAAAACTTCTCACCTTTGGTAGCTTTGTAAGCCTCTCCTCTAAACTCTTCTTCTTCTTTCAAAAATTCAAACAAAGTTTCTTTCCAAGGGTCTACTTTCCCATCTGTAGGCTGCACCTCAGCAGCAACACTAGAACTAGGCTCATCAGTAATAGTTTTTTGTTCAAATCTTTGCTCCATAGGTACTGTAGATTGGTAGAAGGGTCTATCTGGATTAGGTGATGCTGGTTGCGGTTGCTCCATAGCTTGTATACCACCTTGAATAACATCGACTGCCTCATCTATTCTTTTTATTACAAGGGAACCACCTCTAACAGAGGCATTACCCTCGTTGACAGCAGCAATAGTTTCGACAACTTTCTTACGTTGTTCTTCTATTAAAGTTCCACCCTCTATAGATATGTTAGCCACTAGTTTTTAATCCTTACATCACCGTTGATGTCAGTGTAGTACTCACCCTTCTTGATAGACAAGAATAGTTTTTCATCAGTGTCGGTTTCATCTGACCAGAATATAGGCCAAGGGTTACGTAAAGTACCCATAGCTTTTTGTTCTGTCTGTTCTATTTCTTTTATTAAGCTTTGTTCTATATCTTCTGTTGATAAACCTAGTCGCTTCATATGCTTGATGTAGAACTTCTTTCTATTGGAGTTCTTGAGCACATTCTTGTAATCACCATAAGCATTTAAAAAATTAAACCCTACATTTTCTATCTGATTATAGCCAACTGGGTCTTCATTTTTTAACCTACGTCCTCTGTCAGCTACCATAGCAGTTACGTTACCATTGTAGTGTTTAGATGCAAATCCTTTTACAAGCGGCAACACCTGCCTATCCATACGTATCTGACCTGTATCTATACGTCTTTCTAAATCGTATTCTATTTCACCAAGACCAGTAACCTTAAAGTATGAGCCTTGATCAGAACCTGATACATCAGTAGAAACAAGATTTAACTGAGCTTTTAGTCCGTCTGCTAGTCTAGCTCTAGCTATAGTGGCTTGTGTTGGGTCAAGCTGGTCTATAATCTCCAAGCTTTTGTATGTCTGCTCATTGTAGATTTGAGTGAGTGTAGATGGTTTAAATATGTTAGGAGATGTAGAGATGTTTATGGTTGCTTGTCCTATACCACCTAAGAAGTTGTCTCTGTGTTCTGGTATATTCATACTAGAAGGTTCAACTATATTTACTCTTTCTATAGAAGCAAAGAATATAGCATCTTTACGTTTAGTGTTGCTACGATCTTGAGCTTTTTCTATCTCATCTACATCGTGTAAATTAGTTAAGCTGTTATCAAGTAGAGTAGTCTTTACGCCTGTATCTGCCTCAACCTTGTTTCCAGATATTTTAGAAGCAACCTCAGGTGGAGCAAAGGTAAACAAGTCAACGTACTCTAGATCATCTTTATCTAAGTTGTTTAGAGACTTCTTTAGATCAGTTATTTTAGTTGACACTAAAGCTGTAGCATCAAAGTTTCCTGACAGTAGAGCGTTAGCTACAACAGGATTGTCAACTTCCTTCTGAACAAAATCTAGGAGAACTTCAGTATTTCTGTTGATATGATCAAGAGTTTTAGCATCTAATCTTTTCTTGTCGAAGTTTTTCAGAATGTCTAGCTGTCCTCTGAGTACTTCTATGTCATCAAACAAAGGTTTACTTACGTCTGCAGGTAGTCCTGCTGGTATCTTACTCTTTATAAAACCATCTAAGTTAGCTAACTCTACTTCTAAGTTAACTAGGTTTTCAGGCATAATACTCTTACCCTCATCAGCTTCTATCTGAAGACCCAAGAGTACCTTTGACCTCAAGTCTGAGATAAGTGTTCTAGCTTGAGGCATATAGTTTCTTTGAAAGTCAGCTTGATCTGTTACTTGAGAGTTTGATATATATAAAGCTGCTGACTCAACCTTCTGCACTTCTTGTATTGCTGTTTGTAATAGTTCTGTCTGTGTATAAGGTTTACCTGTAGCGTCTAGTTTATCTCTAGCTCCAAATAAGTAGGCTCTATTGTTACTTATTGTTTCTAATGCACCGTCTATAGCTGCCTGATTAGGATCAAATCCAAGGTAGTCTATGTTTATACCTGTAGCTGAAGTAACCAAGTCTTTTTCAGCTTGACCAATCTCGAAGCCAGCGTTTGTGTACTCAACTATAGCTGAAGTTACTGCAGTTCTAGTATTTAAAGGGCTTTGACCTTTTGTTGCGTTGACAGCTTGAGCTAACTTACCGTAGGCTGCTCTCTTTATTGAGCTATCTGTTGGTCCTGATGCTTTTGTAGCTTTGTCATACTGATCTAGTACTTTAAAGATACCGTCAGCTAACTTAACTGTACCAGCTACTGCTGCTGCTGATGTACTTGCTGAGGGCATCTTTACTGCTTTCTCGTAAGCTACACCTTCGTCACCAATATCTATGGAAAATCCAGCCATAGTAAATCCTTATCTCATTTGTTGATTAAGTAAATCTGTTTCGTACTCTATACCAAGGCGTATAGCATTTCTATAGTAATTGATAACAGAATCAGGGTCTATTAAGCTTTTTTGTAACTCCATCTTTAGAGTTGAAGATAGTCTTGACGAATCAATTTCATCACTTATCTCGTTTCTTAGCTTTAATCCTCTTATCATATCATCTTTATCACCCTCTGTCAAGAGAGAATCAGCAAGAGTTGCCTTTGATCTCAGTCTCTTAGACATATCTCTGTAGTAATCGTTCTTTTTGTAGACCATTTCTTGATAGTCATAGTAGTTCTGTACAGGAGCAGGAGTAGCACCAAACAGAACTGCTGCTGCAGCCATAGGCTCTAAGTTACCTACCACCTCTTTTCTTGTTCTACTACGGTATGACCCTGTTTCTATAAGCTCTTTTATTTTTATAGCTTTATCAACAGTAGAAAGGTTACGCACTAACTGCGTTAAGTCTTCCCTTACCATCTCAGGTCTGCCACCTATCGTAGCTTTGACAGCAGATGAAGCAACACCTAACATATCTCTAGATATTTCACCAGATGGACCGAATAAAGCTGTAAAGAAACTCTCTTCTGTAAGCTTCTTGTGTGTATCAAAGAACTGATCCACAGGTGCTACTCTAGTTGCGTAGGCAGTTTCAGTACCTAGAGTGTTTGACAATAGTGCATCTATCAAACCGTACTTAATTCTGTTGTGTGTCTCTACAGCGTTCTCATCACTTGGGTCATACCCTAGTTGCTCTGTAAAATACGTAGCCATTTTACCTGCACCAAGACCTGTCAGTCCGAACATTGGCCCCATGACCATAAACATTCTAACACGCTCACCTGCAGTAAAGTTTCTACCTACTACAATGTTCTCCATAGCACGTATACTGAAGGAAAGCCATTGTGTAGGCACTCTCATAGGTCCACTTTGAGCAAGGTTACGTGACTGAGTAGTCATTCTAAAGGTTAGGTCTTGTTCTCTGTTTGTTATCCAAAGCTTACCATCTGGTGACAATGGGTCTATGTTAGGTCTTCTAGCTCTGTGCTCTAGGAAAGCTGTAATAACACCAGTTAAACGTGATACTCTCTCACCCTCTCTAAAGAACATAGTACTGTAGTCTAGAAAACTACCTACTTTTTCTTGAGCTTTACCTGCTAGTGTACTTGCTGACCCAAAAGTAGTTGGTCCTTGTAGTTCTATAACTTCGTTATTGATAAAGTTTCTACCACTTTCATCTAGATACTTAAGTAAAGTATTTAGTTCAGTTTCTTCTATGCCAGAGAACTTAGACAATCTTTGAACTGCTAGTCTTCTAGTTGCTGAATCTGGTAAGTTAGCTACCACCATCATAGGTGACACAAGACCTAGAGCTTTTAGACCTTGCCTTGGTGATATTGCAGCTACTGTCAAAGAGTGTATACCCTGTAGTACAAACTGGTCAGGGTTAAAGAAACCAAACTTAGAGTAGAAACCTACTTGAAGTAGACGTGACGCAGGGTCAGTCCTAGTAAAGTCTAGTTTCTTACCAGTTTTACCAAAGACAAACTCTGTAGCTGAGGATGTAAAGCTATCCCATCTGTCACTAAGCCAAGTTGACTGGTTCATTCTTCTTTTTATTACGTCTTGCTGCTCTCTTAGTTGTGCAGCTAGGTCATTGAACTTACCTGTCTTAGTTACCTCAGCTTGCATAAAGCGATTGTAGTAGTCATTCTGAGGTATTCCCTTAGGAAAGGTAACTACACCCTCTGTCTTCTCAGCAAG